GTACAAAAGAAAATACAAGAGCTACTACCGTAACTATTGATGGAATATCTTCAAAGTGGCTAAGAGCAAGAATAGTAACTAAAGGTTCTTCATCACCAGTCGCAACACAAATACGAACTATAGACCACGGTGGAGTTTCTGGCTGGAGAATGAAAGAGATGTGGTCTGCAAATATGAAGATTGTAGACAATGCAGGAACAGCTATAAGTGGTGCAACAGTAAAAGCTACAAGTCCATCTGGTGTTACCTCATTTACAACAACTACTGGAGTAGATGGCAAGATTACAGAGCAGTTACTTACATCTAAAGAGTGGTATTTTGACCCTGTAAATAATGTAGGTCAAGTTGGTCAGACACTTACACCTACTTACAACTTAGAGATAAGCAAAGCAGGATATGAAACTTATACATCAAATGGAAATGATTTAAGTGCTAAAATAGATATGACTATAGCTCTAAAAACAGAGGGATATGGAGATACAGTTATCTATGATTCCACTTTAATTGATACGATACTTTATTAAAAGGTGGTGAAAACATGGGAGATTTAACAAAAAACATTAGCGCTTCAGAACTTGTCTGCAACTGTGGTAAATGTGGTCAGTGCATCCTAGATGACACAATAATAAAATATGCGCAGATGGTATTCGATGAGTGCGCAGACATAGCCAAAGTAGATAAGGTGCTAGTAACCATCACAAGTGGAAACAGATGTAAAGAATGGAACAAGCACGAAGGTGGGAAACCAACCTCTAGGCATCTAAAAGGGCAAGCAATAGACTTTATGGTAAAAGGATTCACTGACTCACAGCTATTAGTTATCTGTGGGCTGGTTCTTCCTGTGGGGAAGTTCTACGCCTACAGTCCAGCTAAAGGAGTAGTTCATCTGCAATTAACTTGTTAGTTATAATATAGTGAGGTGGCTTATGTGGGTAGTATACTTAAGCAAAGACTGGAAAGAAAAAGAACTAATAAGAAAACAGAAAGAGTCAGATGCGATACAATACAAGCTTTGCCATGAGGGATGTTATAAATTGTCAGGTTATTGTTTAGTTATAAGGAAGGAGTAAGAATGTTTAAGTTTAGGATGACTGTAGTTGTAGAGTTGACGATAACGCTTGCTAGGCTGTTTATAATTTGTGCGTTCATTGTAGGAGCAGTATATGGGTTCATGTTCCAAGACACGATTGTAATGTGTACTAGTATTGCATCAGCTTTGGGATTGTTTGCTTTGAGTTCTAATAATAAATCAAAGGAGAAACTTCATGTTGTGGACACTAATTAAGATGCTATTTGGCTGGACAAAGAAACCAACCAGCGAAGTAAAGACGTTTAAGAAACTATCTGTAGACGTTCAAAGGGAGATGCTTAAAAACTATGTTAAAAAGAATTAGCTTGATTTTATTATTATTAATGTCGCTATCTTACGCTAAAACAGACATTGAGCTAGCTGGAGAAGTAATGACTAAGGCAACAGAAGAAAAGGCTCGCTATGAGGCATTAAACACTATTACAGCCAAGAACCAAGACAGGCTCAATAGGATGGAGCTTGAGTTATTTGTAGATAAGATATTATTTGTCGTATTAGCATGCGTAAAAATATCTCTGTGATATAATAGTGGTAGCCAGTTGCCACCCCAAACCCCCCTTTGATAGTAGCTGGCTATTTTATCTACACATTTGTCATTAATAATCACTTATGATACAATAGTATTCAGAAAGTAATTTCTCAGGGAAGTAATAGGTAGTGCTTTACTTCCCCAGCACTATAGGGATACTTGAAACAACCCCCTTTGCATTTTAATCGTTAGGATTTAACAACCTTTGCGTTAAAAGGGAGTTCTTTACAAGAGGAGACTCTGAACGTAACCCGATCTGACAGTATTAGCCTATGCGTAAAAGTGGTGGAGACTGTTGGGTGAACTAGCTAAGGCTTCTTGTTTGCTCCTCAATTAGGTCTAAAATGGCACTAATTGCAGGGGTGAACTGTATTTACAGTTTCAATATTAGGAGATTATTATGAGTATAAAATATCCACCAAGACATAGTGAATTTGAGATTCATGCTTATTTATATCATAGGTTACATTCAATAGGATACGATGTTAGAGGTGAGGTTACGTTATATCTACCTACACATAAATGTAGGTTTGATTTAGTTATTTTCCATAACAAAGAAGCTGTTTGTATTATAGAGGTTAAAGATGGAGTTTTTATGAGTAATAAACAGGAAGAGCATCATTATCAACAATGGAAGAAAACTAGGCAAGGTAGAAGGTATAGAGAGCTAGGTTTAAAGGTTTTTTATTGTAGGGGAATGGAAAGAACAGATTTTATATTAAGAGAAATAGTTTCGTTTATGGATAATTTAGTATCCTTCTAAAATATATTCAAAACTTTCGATACAAGTTTACTTCTCATACACACGATAATGTGTATAATGGTATTTAGTTGAACGTGAAAGTGAGGTGAAGACAGTGAGAGTGAGCGTAACAGTGGAAGATAACGGAAATATTGATATTCATAACGTAAATGCAAACGACAAGATTTGGAGAGTAGCTAAGAACAAGAAGAATTTAGTTACTGATAGTGGCAAAGAGTTTAGAACAGGCGAGATAGTGATTGGCAAGTTTACAATTAATATTTATAGCTAAAAGAAAGTGAGGGTGAGATGAATAACGCAAGAAGAAAAGAGCTAGTTAAAATCCAAGAAAGAATTGAGAGTTATAAGACTGAGCTAGAATCTCTTAGAGAAGAGCTAGAGGGTCTAAGGGATGAAGAGCAAGATTATCTTGATTGTATGCCAGAGAATATGCAATATGGCGATAAGGCTCAAGCATCAGAGGATGCTATTTATCAGATGGATGATGCTATAGCAAATCTTGAGAGTGCTGAGAGCGAACTTGATAGTGCTTATAACTGTATTGAAGAATCAGTAGTATAAAGAAAGTGAGGATGAAAATGGTTAGATTAAGATTAACAGAATATGGAGAAGACGATTTTAAAGCAGAGTATAGGGCTTATGGCTCACATGGAACAATATCCAAGAAGTATATATCAAAGGCAAAGCAACGTGAAGTTAAAGAGTATGGATATGCTTATGTGAATCAGCCTAAAGAAAGGATGGTGTAAGATGCTTAGAGTTATCGAAGAGTGGAATACAAGTGATGACGGATATGGTACTGATATGATTACGCTTGAGTGCGATGTGTGTGGGGCTACTTTTGTAGCTCCTTCTGGCTCTGACCCAAGTTGTGATTCTTGTATAGCTAATGAGCATATAGAAGAAGAAACTATAGAGCATCAAGCAGAAGGAATTGAAGAGGATGGCAAGGGTTTTTATAACGATGGAGATTATGAGCAGTTTGATGCGTATGGTGGATATGATATGGGGGATAGAGAATAAAATGAAAAAAACTAAATATACAATTAGAGGAATTAAGATATTGTTGCATCCAGACGAAGACCAGCCTTGCTATATGGATGCTCACAATACACCAGTTTACTTAGGTCATAAGTGCAAGATAGATGATGGGTTTATTGTAATGAGTGGAATGGGTGGATATTATATAACTAAAGATTTTGATATGGGGGAGAGAGAATAATGGAAACAATTAAAGCAATATTATTTTTAGGTCTAGGATTAACAACTATCTACGTTGTTATGCTAGCAACATACTAAGGAGACATTATGACAAATATAAACGTTAAGAGAATAATACAGGCGATGGATAAGAGTTATGATGATATTAAAAAAGAGCAAGATAAGAACATTAGGCTTGGTAGATTAGAAGGTCTTTTGGAGTTCTCATTGTCTTACTTAAAAGAAGAAATAAAGGAGAAATCATGATTAGTAGTAGCGAATGGCAGATAGCGCAGGAATGGTTAGAGATGACAATTGAAGAAGAAGGTTATGATTTGTATGACATAGAGAAAGATAACGAGATTGAAAATGAATACTAAAGAGTTCAAGAAGATACTAGGATTGAATCTAAGGCAGTTTCGTGAGGCTGGCAACCTCACTAGAGCCTATGTTGCACATCATGCAAAGATTCACTACAGAACATTAGAGCAGATAGAAAAAGGGGATTATACTGCTGGGATTGTTGTGTTAAAAAAACTGTGTGATTTTTATGAGCTAGACTTGAGTATAGTAGTGCCATCTGGTATAATAGAAGAAGAAAGTGAGGGTGAATAGAATCAAGGAATTTAGGTTATTTATTTAACAAAGAAAGTGAGGTTGAAATGGGAATTTACAAGAAAATGTTAGAGTTACAAAAAGAGTTAACAGTGATGCCAAAGACAGAAACAGGTGGCAGTGTTAAGAGTTCATATAAGTATACTTCTGGAGATTATCTTTTCGCAGTATTAAGACCAAAGATGGATAAGCTAGGGTTGTTGTTATTCCAAGAGATAGTAGAATCTAAGAGCGAACACGTGCTTTGGAAGACAAGCTATGGAGACAAGCAACAGACATACGTTAGCGCAACATTCAAGTTCACTTGGGTAGACTCAGATACAGATGAAAAAATAGAGCATCTATTCCACGCTGATGGGTTTAATGATTGGGATAAGGCGATAGGGTCAGCGATGACATACGCAGAGCGTTATTACATCCTAAAGCAGTTCCATATACCGACAACAGAGTTAGACCCAGATGAGCGCAAAGAAAACAGCACTCAAACTATTCCACCAGTAACAAAAGAAGAGCCAAAGAAAGAATCTAAGAAGAGCGCAGATGAAGAGCCAAAGTCTACAAAAGAACAGCTAGATGAAATATCTAGACTTGCTAAATTAAAGGGTTCGCTTCTGCCAAACATAAGTAAGAGTTATAAAGTTCCTTATATTTCTAACTTAACGTTTGCTATGGCTAAGGATTGCATAGAAAAACTAAAACTAAAGGAGAATATATAATATGGAGCTGATAATACAAAACGAGATAGATATTTTAAAGAATGTTGAATGTAACTTTGAGGAGATTAAAAGCAAGTTACAAGAGAAAATGGTTACGTATAAAGGGTTAGTTTATAACGATGAGCAGATAGCTAATGCAAAAGCTGATAAAGCAAATCTTAACAAGCTAAAGACAGAAATTGAGGATAAGCGTAAGGATGTAAAGAAAACAATCTTATTACCTTACGATAGCTTTGAACTAAAGATAAAAGAGCTTGTTAAGCTGATTGATGAGCCTATTACCGAGATAGGAAAACAAGTAACTGCTTATGAGGATAAGATAAAGGCTGAAAGAAAGAAAATCATTGAAGCGTTCTTTACGTCAGAGATAGGAGATTGTGAATTAAAGCTTAATCGTATTTGGCAAGACAAGTGGCTAAATATATCTCTTAGCTTGAAGAAGGTTCAAGAAGAAGTAATGGGTCATATAGCCTATTTTAAGCGTGATATTGAAGTTATTACTAACCTACAAAGCAAACACTTCGAGCAACTTAAAAAAACGTATCTAGCCACTTATGACTTGGGATTAGTGATGACTGAAAAGAACAAGCTTGATGAAGCAGAGAAAACAGTCATAGCAGTACAGCAGAAAGAAGCAGAGCAAGTTAAGGTGGTAGAGCAAGAAAAAAAAGAGATACCACAGCAAGAAGTAGTTGCTACAGGGATGTCAACGTTTACAATTAAAGTAACCACCGATAAAGAACGTATGCAGTTATTGAAAGATTTTATTTTATTTAATCAAATCTCTTACGAGAGAATAAGTTAGAATAATGAATCCAACAATAATGAACAGTGTTGCTATTGTCTTGCTAGGTATTGCTGTAATTATACATTTATTAAAAGGAGTACAATAATGAACGAATTACCATATGGATTTAAAGACGATGAGTACAAGAGCCAAGTAGCTTGGGTAAAACAACAGGTTCTCGCAAAAGGTTTTATAACTAGGAACGAATGTCTAAGAAGTTATATCAGTAGATTGTCAGCGATTATATTCATCCTAAAAGAGCAAGGAATGATGTTTACAGTAGAGCGTGTTAAGAACAGTATTGGTAGCGATTATATTTATTATTACAAAGGAGAATAAGATGAAAAAATTAATATGTTTAGTAATGGTTTTAGGGTTTATGTTTGGGTTAGAAGTTACGCCAGAGTTTAGAGGAAACAAGTTGGGTATTACTTATGAACAGTTAAATGAAACGGCAGAGATTTATTCACATGAAACATATGGAGACAGAGAGTTTTATTATTATGTAGTAGATTTTAAAGGATATAATGTATACGCATCTTATGTGTTCTATAAGGGGAAGCTATACAATGGAGCATACCTTGCATACGATGAAGCTATGACAGAATTAGCAAGTACAGTCATATCTTCTTATAATCCAACAAAGGAGTCTGAAGGTATCTACTCTGTTTTATCCAAAGATAAGAAAACAAAGCTTATAGCGTCAGATGAAATCAATAACGATGGAGAACCATATGTTTGCGTTAGAGTATTTGATGTTGCTACTAATAAGCAAATCCTAGAACTAGAACGTAAGTCTAAAGAAACTAAGCTATAAGGAGAAAATAATGAATAGTATTAACCTAATCGGAAATTTAACAAAAGACCCAGAGCTAAAGTACACAACAGAAGGTAAAGCAGTATGTTCATGTTCTATAGCTGTTAACGGATACAAGAAAGATGACGTAGATTTTATACCGATAAAAGCATGGGAAAAGAAAGCAGAGTTCATGGGTAACTACCTTAAAAAAGGTTCTAAGGTTGGAGTAACTGGAAGACTAAGCATAAGACCATACGAGAAAGATGGGAAGAAGCTAACGTTTACAGAGGTTATTGTTGAGAATATACAGGCGCTTGATAAGAAAGTTAGCGATGAAAAGCAAGAAATTGTAACAGATGAAAGTGTTGTTCCCTTCTAATGAGCCTACATGATTTAAATACTCCAGAGGGAATCGCATCAGCAAAAGACAGGATGAATGCTGTTGCCAAGAAGGGTGGAACTGTCGAAATTAAAGAAGTCAAAGACAGTAGAACCTCTAGGCAGAATAGATACCTTCATAAGCAGTGGCAGATACTTGCAGACGATATAGGAGACTTCATGGAAGACGTTAAGTTTGAATCGAAGATAGCTATTGGGTTCTATACAGAGACTCCTGCTGGATATAAAAAGCCAAAGGAATCAAGCAAGTTGAGCAAGGAAGAGTTTGCAGAGTTAACAGATAAGTTTATCAAGTGGGCGTTTATGTTTCATGGGATAAGACTTATGACACCAGAAGAGTTTTGGAGAGGAGCAGAGTAATGGGATACAAGAAGTACAGAACAACAATCGGCTCAGAGAAGAACAGGAAGGAATACTTTGAACACACTCCATACTGTGAGATATGTGGCTCTACTTACGAGACAGCAGTGCATCATCATATCCCTCAGCAGTGGAAGTATCGTGGAGATGAGTATATTATCGACCTACCAGAGAACTACAGCACGTTATGTAGAACATGTCATGGGATAGTAGAGCATAATGAGAGCCAGTACGACAGAGAGCTATTCGGCAGGGTGTTTAATGGAAGATTAAACTGGGTTCAATGGAGATACTGGAAGACATTAAAGAACGGAAAAAAGCCAGAAGAATATGTAGAAGGAGAGGTGAATTAGATGGAGTTTTTAAGCAAGGAGCAGATGAAGCGTAGGGTTTGGGATATTCTAGAGCTATGTGATTTCAATGAGAAGACAGAGGCTAAGTTGGCAGATTACATAGATTTAGTATCCGGAGAGCCGATAGATGAGGATTTAAGCAAAGGGCAGGCAGTAGGTCGTATATTGGATATTTATGAATGTTCAAAGCCGAAGCCTGAGCCAGAGGCAGTAAAGAAGCTAAGGGCGTTTTTGGGTCATTTAAGAGGATAACAAGAAAGAGAGGCAGATGATGATAGTAAAAAGCGATAGAGCAAGTGATTATTTTGAGACGTTATATAAGAAACAGCTAAAAAGACATAATCTAAGCCAGAAGGAGCGTATCTTTATTGCGCTATTCACTGCAGGAGAGCATGGGTTGTCTAAGAGGTTCTTTGACTACCAGATGATTCCAAAGATTAAGCATCCAAGACAGGCTATCAGCGTGTTAAGAAAGGCTGGGTTTGTGATTGATTTTTTAGGTAGAGATAACGCAAGGTATGTTTTGAATACTGAAGTGTTTAATGATACAAAGAGAAAATGGTGGCATCTATGGTAGGAACTATTGTGCTTCATCATGTTCCTGTTCCTAAGCCTAGAATGACCAGAAGTGATGCTTGGGCAGGAAGAGACTGCGTAGTCAGATACTTTAGCTTTAAGGATGAGCTAGTGTTAGAGGCAAGAAGGGTAGGTTTTGTGTTAGGTAATGGGTTTAGGGTGATATTCTATATGCCTATGCCTAAAAGCTGGAGCAAGAAGAAGCAGGAAGCGTATTATGGGAAGCCACATGACCAGACTCCAGATATAGATAATTTATTGAAGGCAGTCATGGATAGTCTTCTTAAGCAAGACAACAAGGTTCATCACGTAGAAGCATTTAAGGTGTGGTCGTGTGTGCCAAAAATAATAATAACAAATGATTTGGGGGAGTAAAAAATGGTATTAATGGCAGATAAAAGTGTTCACATATCTAAGTACAATTTTGATGACGCAAAGGTAGGCGATGTGTTCGACCTACACTGTATAGAGCTATTTGATTGGAAGTTGCATATCATGCACAGGATTAAAGAGCTAAACGCTAAAGGAATGAAGCTAAGACACGTTCTAAAAGGGAAGGTAAGAGAATCAAACGCTATCTATTACCAAGTGGTGGCGAAATGAGATTTGATAGAAGCAAGTTTGATGTTTTACTGTTGATACCAATCGGATTAGTAATATTTGCGATAATGTTCTTGCTGAATTGTTATAACTTTGTCGTTGCAGGAATATTAGTATTAAGGATGGGAGCGTAATTATGGGATTTAAGGATTATTTAATATTTGCTAAAGATTTTATGAGTCTACAAGACATACATAATAAATATACTCCTAAAAAGAAAAGCCAGAGCAAACTAAGAAGATTAAATAGGCAAAGGAGCATAAAATGAAAGTAAAGATTGTACAGTGCTATAACAGCCTATCTTGGTATACTCGTAGGATAGGAGAAATATTTGAAGTTTATTATGGAACACAAGGTGCAGAAAGATATTTCTTAGTTGAAGATAAAGAAAAAACAAGCCAAAGATTTATGGAAAAATCAGACTGCGAAATCGTTGCTGATGAAAAGCCTAAAGTTGAAAAAGTTAAGAAGTACAAGTATGTGTGTAAAGAATGTACTGAGCATTGTAAAGTAAAAGGCTCTAAGCCATTTTGTCCAACAAAATGTTTAATAACTGGGTTAGATGTTAAGTGGAAACTAAAAAAGGAGAAGCGTAAATGAGAGTATTACATTTAACATTAAAAAAGAAATGGTTTGATATGATAGCTTCAGGTGAAAAGAAGCAAGAGTATCGTGAGATAAAGCCATATTGGATAACCAGATTAGCTAATCCAGAAGTCCCTGAGTTTGATTATGTGTTATTTACTAATGGATATAGAAAAGATAGTCCTAAGTTATTAGTTGAATGTGTAGAGATAGCCATAGGAAATGGTAAGAAAGAATGGGGAGCAGAAAGCGATAAAGAGTATTTTGTAATAGTTTTAGGTGATATAAAGTAGAAATAAAATGAGTTGGAGAGATGATTTTGATAAAGAGTTAAACGTAGATGAAAAACATCACGACATAGCTTATATAAGCATAAAGAAAGTAAAGGAGAAAGTGTGATGAGCAGCAAAAAATATAGAATTATTTATGCAGACCCTCCGTGGTCATATAAAGATAAAGCTCTTGCTGGAAATAGAGGTGCTTGTTGTAAGTATAAGGTAATGGAAGTATTTGATATTTCAAAGCTAAACATAAAAGATTTGGCAGATGAAGATTGTGTACTTTTTATGTGGGTAACAATGCCTAAACTTAATGAATGTTTTGATTTAATAAAAGAGTGGGGATTTCAGTATAAAACCACAGCGTTTACTTGGGTTAAGAAAAACAAGAAATCAGAAAGTTGGTTTTTTGGGATGGGTAGATGGACTAGAGCAAATGCAGAGTTATGCTTATTAGCAACAAAGGGTAAGCCAAAACGCATTAACTCTGGTGTTAGTCAAATTATAGACACACCAATACAAGCACATTCACAGAAACCAGATGAAGTAAGAAAACGTATAGTAAAACTTATGGGGGATATTCCAAGAATAGAACTATTTGCTAGAGAAAAAACTGAGGGATGGGATTGTTGGGGTAACGAAATAGAAAGCGATATAACCATACAAGTTAAAGGAGAGAATAACTAAATGATAAACACAATAATAAACCTGATTATGTTTCTAATTATCGTAGTCCTACAACTGATTATTAATAGACAGAGTAAGTGTATTGAGAAACTAGAGCAAGAAGTAAGAGATTGGAGGATTGTAAAATGACTAAAGTATTACTAGCTATAGACAGTGAGAAGTTAAATGATAAAAGTGTAGATTATATAGGATTTTTTAATATACGTGATGTCCACGTAGAAGAAGCCAAAGCAGATGCACAAAAGATAGTTGAAGCATTGCTCAAGGAAACAGAGCAGAAGCAACTAAGTAAATTTAAAATTGATGTACTAGATTTATATATTGGCAATATTGATAGTAAACAGCTTAGAGATAAATATTGGGAAGAAAAGTATAAAGGAGTGGAGTGATGGAAATACAGTTAAAACAAAGAATGGTCGGACTTTTAAGCAGTAGAATAATTATGCTATTAACTGAAATAGTAAAACAAAGCGTAATTCATATTCCACACCAAGAATACTATATACTAATAGTTCCAAGAAAAAAGAAACAAGAAATGAAAATATATTTTGATGAAGCAATCCATATTGAACACATTAAGGGAGTTTAAGGAGTAAGCATGGATATAGGATATAGTTTAGGAGTGATGTGGAAGTACACTGTGGATGCTTTTGTGATAGCGCTTGTAGTGTGGATATTTTTAAGATTAATAAGGGAGTGAATTATGCATAAAAACAATAAGCTAAGATACATTTTTAAGCACTATGGTGAACGTAATCAGTTGATACAACTAAAAGAAGAGTTATACGAGCTTATAGATGAGATTGTAGAAATAGAAGTATTTGGATTAGAAGGAGTAGGAAAAGAGATAGGAAACGTAGATTTCTTAGGTGAGGTTGCTGATGTAATGGTGATGTGTGAGCAGTTTAGGTTAAAGTACAACACTATCAACAGCACTATGGACTACAAGATAAATAGACAGATACAAAGAATAAAGCAAGAAAATAGTAGTGTGAAGTGATTTATGGTATAATGGAAGAAGTAAAAAACAAGGAGTAAAACAATGATAGGAGATTTAAGATACTGTTTAGACCCAAAGACATATAAAATATTCACAGCAACAGAAATAGGAGTTAACGTTTCAGAGACAGGATACGTAATGATAAGATTACTATTGAGCGACAATACTACTAAGACATTAGAAGTAGCTCACGTTCACGTTACAGCTAACGGAGCAGAAGAACATAGGATGAGAGTACAGCCACTCATAGAAGAAGCTGAAGCGCTCATTAAAGAAGCCACAGATAGAGTAGACAGCATTAGATTTCAAGTTATAGGCTATCCAGAGTTCAAGGAGATAGCGCAGAAGATAGTGGTGAAATAATATGGAACTAGCATGTGGTATAGCGATATTCTTAGGGATGCTATTCAGCAACGGAGACTACAACACAGGATACGATAAAGGGTTTAATAACGGAAAGATATACGCAGAGCAAAACATAGGCAGAAGCATGGATAAATCCTACAGAGCAGGATACACGTTTGCTAAAGAAGAAGATGCCCAGAAAGTAATAGACTTAAGCATAGGGATACTAATCAACAGGGAGCTACAGAATGAGCAACCAACCTCTAACAGGTAAGCAACTTCTATTCGCTCAAGAAGTAGCTAAAGGCTCTACGCTATCAGACGCATACAGAACAGCATACGATTCAGAGAAAATGAGTTCTAAGACTATTAACGAGAAAGCTTCTTTGCTTATGGCTAACGACAAGATAAGGACAAGAGTGGAAGAGTTACGTCAACAATCGCTTGAACACGTTAAATATGATATAGAAGAACACTACAAAGAGCTTGAACAAGTAAGGAAATTAGCGCTTATTCCAACAGGTGAATGGGGCAACATACAACTCAATCCAGCTATCAAGGCTATAGAGCTTAAAGGTAAGCTTAAAGGGATGTATGCAAAGGAGACTGATGTAGAGGTTCAGTCTGGGGGTATTACAGTTAAGATTATGATAGGTGAGAAGTAGTTGGAGATTAAGCTACCAATCATCAACCTTAGACCATACCAGCAGGAGATATGGGATTGGTGGTTCAGTAATCGTGGGCTAGTAAAGAACCAGAAGCTTATCCAAGAATGGCATAGACGAGCAGGGAAAGACATCTTCGACCTTAACATAATGGTTGGTGAGTCTTTGCTTGAGGTAGGGAATTATTGGTTCGTGCTACCAGAGACACAGCAAGTACGTAACGCTATCTGGGAAGGCGTTACTAAGGATGGACAGAAGTACCTAGACTTCATACCTAAAGAGATAGTTCATAAATGGGATAACCAATCCATGAAGATATACATCAAGAATCCAGTTAAGCCCAACGAGGCAGGAAGCATAATAACGTTCTTAGGTGGAGATAGATACGACAAACGTGTTGGAGCAGGGCTTAAAGGTGCTGTGCTATCAGAGTTCAGCTTACAGAAGCCTAATGTGTATGACCTAGCTATTGAGCCGATGTTAAAAGAAACAGGTGGTTGGTGTATATTCAACTATACACCTAGAGGAGAGAACCATGCCACAAAGATGTTTGATTGGATAGAGACTAAGCCACAGTATAAGGCAAGCAAACTAACGATTGAACAGACCACAGACAATAATGGCAACAGGATAGTAACCGAGAATGACCTTATTGAAGAGCGTGAGCGTGGAAAGCCAGAGGAGCTTATCCAGCAGGAATATTATTGCTCAAGGGAAGGCGCTAACTTCGGTTCATACTATGGAGACATCCTAAAGAACAACAAAGACAAGGTTGGTAATTATCCATACGACCCACAATATCCAGTCCATACGCTATGGGATTTAGGTATCAGCGACCAGATGGCTATATGGTTCGTGCAGTTCATCCAGAAGCAAATCAGAGTGTTTGACTACTATGAGAACAGCAACTATGCGCTAGGTCATTACGCTTCCATGCTACAGGGCAAAGGATACATGTATGCGATGCATCACTTGCCACACGATGGAGCAAAGAGACAGCTAACGTCAGAAGAGAAGGCAGTCAGTATAGAGCAACAGTTAAGGAACTTAGGGGTCAGACCTACAAAACTACACGAGAGACGCATGGACATCTATGGAACAATACAGAGAGTGCGTTCATTCCTTCCACGTTGCTATTTTAATAACTCACAAGAGGTAATGGATGGCTACGAAGCTTTAAAGCAATATAGCAGAGAATGGGATGAGAACAGGATGGTGTTCAAGAATACGCCAAGACATGATTGGTGTTCTCACAGCGCTGATGCGTTCAGTATCATTTGTGAGGTAGAGAGCGTGGCTAATTTTAAGCACAATATACCACCAAAGAGATTCACTGGTTCAGTACGTATAAAAATATAATGGGGATGACGTGAGGAAAGAGTTTTACGATGGGAATCAGATAATGAAGAACTACACAGATTATTGGATAGACTTAATAGGTGAAGAGCTAGGATGCTACACAGACATAGAGGATGTGAAGCGATGTGTTAAAAATTTAGTTAACGCTGACTTGCTCAAGATATTGTCTATCAACAACACAGGCGTGTTTGCTTATGTGATAGCTCCAGATTTTCTAGGTGGCAGAGCGTTAAGTGAGGTTGTCTTCTATATACGCAAAGAGGAGCGTGGGAACTTGAGGCTGTTTAAGAGGTATCTGAGCATGATAGAGGCGATAGCTAAGAAGGAACATTGTGGTTCAGTGAAGATAGGTGGCAATATAGGATACAAAGACCAATCATTCTTAACGTTACTTAAAAGATTTGGTTACGTAGATGACACAGTAGCAAAATATTTGACGTAATTTCTATAAATGGTACAATAGATACATACGAAACATGAGGGAGCTTTATGGTATCATCAGCAGTAGCGTTTATGAGTTGGGCAGGGTCTACAGCTACAGCAGTCGCTCCATACGTAGGTATGGCAACAGCCACCAGTGAACATATTCAAGGCAATATAGATAGGGCAGACAAAGCCAATATGAGAGCTAAAGAAGAAGAGCAGATTGGCATAGCTAAGGATAAAGCGCTTACACAACGCAAACAGATGATTGATAAACAACGTGTTCAACTACTTGGAGCAGGGGATGGTAAGTACACTACTAACAGAACTGTTGGAGTAACTAGGATACCTAAAGCTGGAGATATGGAGACGTTAGGTTGAAACCAAATCCACAAGCAATAATCAAGAAGCATGGCACAGCTAATTCTATAAAATCCACTTGGGATACTGAGTATAGAGAAGTGTTCGAATATTGTATGCCGTCTAGAGATGGATTTGCTAAAGCAACAGCAGGCGAAGCTATAGATAAGAACTTCCAAGATAGAAGAGAGAACCTATACACATCAGTTGGGGAGCAATCAGCTAATGATTTCGTTAACACTATGCAGGAAGTATTAGCGCCACCAATGAGTAGTTGGATAGCGTTAGAGGCTGGCATGAAGATTAAAAAGGAAGACCATGATGTGGTCAATAAAGAGTTAGCTAAGATGTGCGATTTAGCAAACGAATATAAGAACAACAGTAGCTTTGATGTAGCGTTCAGTGAGTTCTGTTATGACGTGTTCGCAGGAACAGGATGTATGTTAGTTCTACCATGTACACCAAGAAAACCTATAAGCTTTAGAGCGATACCATTAAGAGAGTATTGCGTAGAAGAAGGCGCTAACGGAGAAGTTCGTGGCGTATACAGAAGCTATTCAATGAAACGTGAGCTAGTAAGAGAGCAGTGGAAAGAACTACGTGGGCTAGAGATACTAGACGATGAAGATAAAGAGATGACACTTATAGAGTCAACGCATTACGATTATGACCTAGAGCTATATCACTACCAAGTAATAGATAAATCAGAAGAAGTGGAGCTTGTGCATAGAGAGTACCAGACAAACCCATTCGTGGTGTTGCGTTGGAACAAGATGGCAGGAGAGCCATATGGCAGAGGTGTTGGGCTTACAGCATTAAATGATATAAAGACGCTTAACTTGATTAAGTTCTATTCAATGCGTAACTTCGCATACCAGCTACCAATCCTATTAGCACAAGAGAGTGATGTTATTGACTATGAGAATTTCGACCCAACTCCGTTGACGTTGAATATAGTGCCAGACGCACAGAACTCTATCGTTCCGTTAAACATAAACCCTAAGTATGAAGCAGAGAGTTATAAGACCCAAGAGCTTCAGATGGATATAAAGAGGAACACATACTCAAGTACGCTACCTAATGAGGCTGATGCTAAGTTAACAGCTACAGAGGTAAAGGCTAGGCTTAACGAACTAAGAAGAACACTTAATAGCGTGTTTGGTAGGCTCATAACAGAGTTCCAGATTCCAGTAGTAAGGCGTATATTCGACATACTTGGAGATACTGGCATCATGGGTAAAGAGTTCAGAGAGAAGTTCGATATAGGAAACATTGATGGGCTTATATGGAAAGTTAACGTGGTAACTCCTATCGGTAAGATAGTAAGGTACGAAGAAGCACAGACGTTGCTAGCAGTAGCAGGTCAGATGGTGCAGTTTGACCCAACAGGTCAGATATTAAGGACTGTTACGAAGTTTAATGAATACCTATACAACTACATGAAGTTGAGTGGTGTGCCATTAGACCTAATAAACACTCCAAAGGAAATGGAAGAGATTCAGAACAGGGAAGCACAGGCTCAGATGCAGATGCAACAGCAGATGGTTCAGCAAGAGGCTGATGCTCAGAAGGATATAGATACGAACAAAGGGTTAATGAAGTAAGAGAGGTAAAAACAATGAGTCTAAAAACAATGAGAGAAGCCGTAGAAGGTGGACAGCTTGGCGAGCAAGCAAAGAAAGCATCCCAAGAGCAAGTAGATATGGCGAGGATGTTCAACAAAGTATTCTCCACGACAGAAGGAAAGTTAGTTCTAGAGCATCTAGACCTATACTCACACAAGAACTTCCCTAACTATGATAACGTGTATGCCACGTATTCTAAGATAGGTGAGCAGACTTTGGTAGATTATATTGGCAAGTTAATAAGAACCAGCAAGAAGGAGTAAAAACAATGAGACTTCCAGATATTACGAAAATGGTAAACGACATTCAGAGGAGCAATATCCCTAAAGAGGATAGGCAGATAGTATGTAGTGCGATTATAGACTATCACAAGAAGATGAACGCAGTCTGCGCAACAAAGAGAGACATGAGCGTAGAGTATGATTCAATGGAGTACCCAACTAATAAGATTCTATTCAAGTACCTAGACAGGATAAACAAAGATGACCTGTTAGAGTTAGCGCTGATTATGAACAAGTCAGTGAGCTTAGAAGAGACAAGAGAAAACATCATAAAAACAATTAAGGGAGAATAGTCATGGAAGAAGAAAACAATGAAACCACAACTAACGAAACTGTTGAGACTACTGAAGCAGTTGAAACACAACAGGAAGCGCCTAAACCAGCCCAAAAGCAAGATGATTTTGAGTTTGATGCCAGACTATACACAAAGGATGGAAAGTTCAATAAAGACGGAGCAAAAGAATACGTAAAAGAAATACACGAGACTCAGCAGAAGTATGAAGAGAGATTGCTTGGTCTTAGGAAGATAGTCAGCAGGAATGGTGAGGCGATAAAAAGCCCAGAGGAGTATGTTCAAGATTACACACCACCAGAGAAGTTCACTAAGTTCTTTAGTGAGGATACGCCAGAAGAGACAAAAGAGTATATGAAGAATATGACCACGAAGCTGTCTAAGAAATACCTAGACATGGGTTTGAATAAGCAACAGGCGTGGGAAGTGAATAACGCTATTCTGGGAGTAATGGAAGAGGTTGGAGTGCTAGATACAAGAACTGATGAGCAGAAGTATATAGATGACAAGAAGTATATTGAAGAACAACGTGGAAGGCTTGGAGCTAACGCAGAGAACATTATAAGAGAAGCTGAGACGTTTATATTAAGCACAAGCGAGTTTGATGCTAAACAGAAGAATAGAATGTTGGATATGATTAAAGGTGGAGACATGGGTCTTGTAAGTATCATGCACAGTATTAAGGATGCGTTTGGTTCAAAGACTGGTGGAGTTCCTAACAACATAACATCACTAGGTGGACTTGGAACAGATACACAGCTATGGGAAGAATATAAGACGGCTAGTCCAGAGCGCAGAGCAGAGATTATCGCACAGAGGCACAAGGCTGGAAGGTCTGGTAAACTATCTGATGCTGGAAATATTTGACGTAATCTGTATATATGATAAAATATAATTATAGAGTAATAACCCTAAAGTTAGGCTCGCTACCATAAGTAGCCCCATTTAAAGACTTTAGCTCATTAGTAACCCTAGTAAGTTAAATTAATAAAGGAGTGATTAATATGGTAATGGAAGCAACGGCAGTATTTGTTGATTCATTTGATGCAGACGTTAAAGTAGCATATCAAGGAATCAAATCATTAAGAGATTCAGTTAGAGTAAAGACAGGGGTTGTTGGTTCAACACACAGATTCCCAACAGCAGGAGCAGGAGTAGCGACACAGCACAACAGAGGAAACGATGTAGTAGCGATGAACGCTGGCAGAGACAAGGTTGTAGTAACTTTGGAAGATTGGGATGCTTTTGACTATGAAGACATCATGGACATCAACAAGTTAAATTTTGATGACAAGAAGATTATTGCAGAGACTACAGTAAAGGCGATTGGAAGACGTGAAGACCAGCTAATCATAGATGCGCTTGCAGATGAGATTACAAACTTAACGAATCTTTCTCCAACTCAGCTTGTAGGTAACGGAACGGCGGCGATGACAGTTGCGTATTTAGCGTCAGCTTCAGCAATACTAGATGCGAACAACGTTCCTTCAGAAGATAGAACAATGATTATCTCTTCAAAACAGAAATCTCAGCTTTTAAACACCACTGGAGTAACAAGCTCAGACTACAACTCAGTGAAGACTTTAGTGCAAGGTGATATTGATACTTTCTATGGTTTCAAGTTCATCATGATTGGTGGAAGAACAGAAGGTGGGCTACCAAGAGCGAAAGAAGTTGAGCAGTATGCGTTTGCTTACCATAAGCAAGCAGTAGGTTTGGCTATCGGTAAAGACATGACAACTATGGTTGACTGGATTCCAGAGAAGTTATCATGGCAGATAGGTTGTGTTTATTCAGCAGGCGCAGTAGCGATTGACCTTGCAGGTATTGTTGTAATAAATACGGATGATGCTCCTTAATAAGTAGCACACAAACTAAACTAAGAAGGGAGAATTAACATGGCATTTGTAAAACAAAATTTAAGTATCGTAACTAACAATGTTAAGGCAGGGAATGTACCATCAGTGTGGTTTTACTACAACAAGGATGGAGATGACTTAACAACTTTAGGAAGCATTGTTGAGCCAAGAATGACTGTTGGAGATTTGATTATGAACTATAAGGCAGATTTCACAGTATTGACGTTCTATAGAGTAACAGTAGTAACTGCTGGCTCTGGAACAATAGACACAGCACAGTTAACAACAGTTACGCCATAATTATATTGCAACCAACCTCTAGCGAGTTTCATTGTTTACCTCGCTAGGGGCTGGCATTTAAGGAAGGAGTATTAAATGAGTTTCACTAGGGAAAATTTAACAATCATTGGGAATAGCATAAAGAGTGGAATCGTTCCTTCTTTATTTGCCTATTTTAATGAATACAACGACACAGTAACAGCATCAAATTATTTCAGCGATAGACGATTAGTATTAGGAGACCAGATAATTGTTATAAGTCAAAACAAGACAGCTTTAGCGTATTACTACGTTTCAGCAGTATCAACATTAGCCGGAACGGCAACAGTAACAGCAAGTGTAGGAGCAGACTTATCTGATTATGCAAAAATAGACGATAGTGGACAGAACCTAGTAGCTAACTCACTAGAGTTAAGCGAAGGGATTATAGAAACAGGAACGGCTGGTTCTACTGTAGTGGTAGGAGAGGTTTGTTTCTTGGCATCAGATGGCAAATGGGATAAGGTTGATGGGATATTAGATGGTACAGATACAGGCTTCAAGAGCAGACTAGGGATGTGTATATTAGGTGGTGCAGTTGATGAGCCATGTAAGATGTTGCTTCAAGGTGAGATAACATATGCATCGTTCCCAGACCTAACTATTGGCGCTCCTGTGTATCTTTCTGATTCAGCAGGAACAGTTATAGTTACTCAACCAAGTACATTAAACTTTGCCATACGAGTAATTGGCTTTGGAACAGCACAGAAGACAATGTACTTCAACCCAAGTAACGATTATATCGTTCACGCATAGGAGACATTATGAAGTATGCAATATTACCAATAGCGTTATTAGAAGGCATTGTTTATGATGGTTCTATTAGAAATTCTAATGATGGAGAGTTTTTTATAATGCGAGACGATAATACTCTTGGTATTGTTGCACCTGAAAATACAGAATGGTTATCACATGAACAAATATTAGAAACTATATTAGAGGATAACTGGAAAGAACCAGTGAATCCTTATGGGAGCAAATAATGGCATTAACAGATAATTTAGTACATTATTGGAAGATGGATGAAGCTTCTGGCAACATAGCAGATAGCGTTGGAAGTAACACAGGAACAGCAACATCATTACTTTACGGAGCAACTTATGGAAAAATAAATGGTGGCAGTGGGTTTGATGGAGCGTTAAGTAAAATAGCACTAACTACTTTTGCTTTTGATGGAACAAATAAGACAATATCTTTATGGTGCAACATAGCTTCTGATTGTGTAGACAGAGGCACTTTAGTGTATTCTCAAAACTCAGCAACCACACCTTATTGGGAGATAGGGGTAGCCGTAAGCAGTGCTGAAAGAAGAATATACTATTCAGACCATGTTTCTGGAAGAATTACATACACCACTGATATAAAATCTGCGTGGCATCATGTTGCAGTAACGAAAAGTGGAGCTACTATTACTGTTTATGTTGATGGTGTTTCAAGGGCTTCTGGAAGTGGTATAAGTGGCAACGATAATGCTGGGATAACAGTGTCAAAAATAGGTGCTAACTATGCAGATGGTAGCAAATACAAGGGAAACATGGATGAGGTTGGTGTTTGGTCAAGAGCGTTAAGTGGAGCAGAAATAGCTTCTTTATATAACTCTGGGAGTGGTAGTCAGTACCCATTCTCAACATCAAATATAAAGGTGTTCAATGGTCTAGCATACGCAAGTGTTAAGTTGCTTGATGGTCTAGCTATAGCAAGCGTAAAGAGTAAAAATAATCTAGCGTAGGAGTTTGTTTTGGGAGAGCAAGAAAAGATAGATTTAATAACGTTTATAAGAGGAGAGTTAGCTCACGTTAACGACAATATAGAGAGCATTAAAGACTTCATAGACATAAAATACGCAAGCAAAGATGCGTTAGCGTTAGCAGTTGAGCAACGAAATACTTTTTGCAAAATAAGAGAAGAAAAACTAGATGCAAAGTTTTTACCTGTATATACGATGCTTTTAATTATTATTTGTTTTTTATGTGCCAAATATGGTTTTGCTTTTTTTGATGTAGTTAGAGCAATAGCTTAAGGAGATAGCATGGTAGATATAACAGGAGTAACTTCATCCGAGATTAAGAATCAAGCGTTATTTGAACTTGGGTTCGTAGACGAGATAGACTTCACCAGCCTAACAGATGAAACAGTTAAGAAGGTTAATCGAGTATATGACACGTGCTTAACTAGTGTGTTGAGTTCCTATCGTTGGAGATTCGCTATAAAGAGAGCTAACTTAACAACAACTCAAGATGTCGCTGATGATACGTGGAAGTATAAATATACCTATGAGATGCCAGACGATATGCTTACCTATAACGCAAGCTATACCGACAACGGATATAACAGCGTGATAAGAAACTTTGAAACAAACCAGAGCTTTCTAAACTGTGATGAGACTAAAGCGTATATAATGTATACAGCGTTGGTTGAAGAGACAGAGTTCCCACAATACTTTATAAACTATTTTAAATATAAGCTAGCTATGGATTTATGCTTCAACCTAACAGGAGATACAAACTTGCTACAAGTATTAGCTGAACAGGTTAAAATGAACTTTATAAGAGCTAAGAATATAGACTCTCGACAGAACCCTGCTAGGACAATAAAAGCAAGCCCATTTACCAATATAAGGGGATAAGATGGCACGTAGCAAACAGAAGAAAATAAAGTTCTCCAAAGGTCAAGTATCCGAGAGACTGCTTGAACGAACAGACCTAGAGGTGCTGGAGAGTTCTGCCAGCGAGATAACTAATTTTATCAGCACTCCATACGGAAGCTTACAGACAAGACAGGGTACAGAAGACATGGAAGTAGCTTTTGTGAGTACAACAGATTTTACAGTAGTTGATTCAATGCTCGTAGATGCAACAGCGATACCTAGTGGTGGATATGGAGAAACAACAGCGTTGGGTGCTATCTCTGATGATACGAATATATTAAGCATAGACTATGGTTCAGCTAAAGATATAACAACAGTAGATTTTAAATGCTATTTTAATGGAGTCGGAGACTATACAGGTTTTAGCGCAACTCCAGTTATAAATAGCAACGTAATAACAGACGTAACTGTAGTTGGTACGGCTTTGAAAAACTATAGTTCTTTAGATTGCGTTGCAATAGACCCTGCTCCATTACATGGATATGGTGCAACGTTTAATGTAGTGTTAAACGATAGTGGAACAGTAACAGATGTAAACGTTGTAACTGGTGGGATTATGTATTCCAACTTAACTTACTTATCGTTCTTTGGTAATGCTAACTCTTGGACTACTACAACTGTTTCAGTCCAAAAATCAGATAATGGTAGTACGTGGACAACAGTAGATACATTTGATATAACAAACAGTGATACAACTCTTAAAACAGTAACAATAAACGATAATATAAGATATGTAAGGTTTATAACAGATGCCTGTAAGGGAAAGCTATATATCGGTGCGCTATCTAGTTTCGCAAGCTCCACAAATAATGTAAGAGTAGTTCCGTTTATATTTAATGAAGACGAGAAATATATAATAATAATGTCAGATGGTTCATTAACAATATTCGATGGAACAAACGACAGCACGATAACAGCAACAGGTCTTTTGGATGCGTATATACCAACAGTATGTGTAACGCAAAAAGAAGACATAATGATATTCACTCATGGAAGCATGAAGCCAAAACAGCTAGTAAGAACTAAGCCGTTAGGCGTTGTAACGTGGACATTTGGCGATTTTACGTTAGAGAACATACCAAAGTATGCGTATGCAGGAGAAACCAACTCTAGTCCAATAGCGACAAACGTAACTCCAAGTGCAACCGATGGTCTTGTTACTTTAACGCTAGGAACTGCAAGAACAATAGCTCTCGGTGATTGTATTGATGGTGGTGGTGGTAGAGTTAAAATAACTCAAGTAGTCTCCACTACTGTATATAAAGGCATAACAATAATACCATTTTATACAACTGCTGTTTTCACTAACTGGATACACGTAACAGGATACGAAGATGTATGGAGCGCCACTAGAGGTTATCCTACAACTTGCCTGTTCTACCAGCAGAGACTATGGTTTGGTGGCTCTTTGAATAGACCGAACACATTTTGGTTTTCTAGAGTAGATGACTATAACAACTTCTTAAACGTTGGAAACTACGATAATGACGCAGGAGAGGTTACTATAGACGCTAACCAATCAGCAGAGATATTAGCTATGTATCCAAACAGAGGGATACAGGTGTTTTGCGCAGGGAGTGAGTGGGTTATTTCGGAAGGAAACATAACTCCTAATGGAGTGAGCATAGCAAAGAATACACCAAACGGAATAAAGCAAGGAATAGCGCCAGTAGACATAGGTGGCGTAACGTTGTTTATAGAGAAGTCTGGACAGAGCTTGCTTAGTTTTGTTTATAACGATGGACAAGCTTCATATGTTACAAGCCAAATATCAATGCTTACAGACTTAATAGTTGACCCTATAGACTTAGACGTTTTGTATCATTCAATCAAAAACAGAGCTAATTACTTATATATCGTGTTAGCAGATGGAACAATGATAGTCGCATGTATATTATTAGACCAGCAGATTCAGAGCTTTGTTAAGTTTGAAACAGATGGAAAGATAAAAGACGTATGCGTGTTAGGCGATGAAGTTTATTTGTTAGTAGACAGAGATGTGTTAACTCTTGAGAAGTTTGTTGATTTACAAACAGACTTTACTAAGACATATTTAGTAGAATCTGATGCAACCATAGTAGTTGGAAACGAATACGAAGGAAGAACTGTTCGTGTCTATAATGATTCAGATGAGTATGGAACATTCACAGTAACAGGTGGTGAGATAGAGTTTGATAGAACAGAGATAACGTCTACACGAAACATGTTATACGGATTAAATGGCTTGTGTTGGACAGATACCGAGACAGAGACAGCTAACGATATGATTACAAAGCTAGACGCAATAATGGGAGCTGGTGCAGTAACGGAAATCCTTAAGTGGAACGGAAGCACGTTTCTATCGTCAACAACTGATTCTTTCAATATAGTGAGAGGTGATGGTTATTTCATAAACAGCACTGTTAACGCTCCATTTAGCTTTAAATCAATTGGTGTTCCAGTGGAGAAGTTTGAGCTTAAGACAGGAGATAACTATATAGGGCTACAATTCGGAGAAGAATATACGACAGCAAAAAGCATCTTGGATGATATAAACGCTAACGGAGTGATAGCAACAAGCGTTGCTGTTTACGACAATTATTATTATAACGGATGGCTTAGTTATAGTGGCTCTGGAACAGGAACAAACTTTAATGTAGGAACAGTATATAGAACGTATACTTTGAAAATAATAATGACTTCAGACTATGACTGGTATCCAAAGTCATCTCAAGTCTGGGGCGATGTTAACGTAGGGCTAGATTTTGATTACTCTGTAATAAGCAATAAGATAGCCATAAACACACAGACGGAGAACATAGAGAAGCGTATATCTAAAGCAACAGTGGTAACAAGCAACACTGACAAGTTAACATTCTGTGGACAGACACAAGAGCGCACAGGTGATTTATACGACTTTTATGGCGTAACATCACCATCCAGAGACCCACGATTTACGATAACTGGCACATTTAACCCTGTTGAAATCTTGAGTGTTTTGTTAAACTTAAACTATGGAGATAAATAATGGACTTTACTAAACTATGGACACCATCTAATTTCACTAACGCAATAGACTTCTTCACTCCAGATATAAACTATAATATGCTTAAGGATATTTCGTCATACCAAGAGCTTGAAGCGCAGTCGCTAGAGCTAAAGGTAGAAGAAGAGGTTAATCTTCTAAGAGAGAACTTTATACAAAGTGTTGGCACATACCAAACAAACACAGCTAAACGTGGGTTTAAGGTAGGAGAAGGAAGCTCTGCGCAGAACGTTGAGATGAGCGCACAGAATTTAGGCAAAGACATCCAGAAGGCAAAGACCTCTGTAGACCTAAAAGCTGAACAGTTAAGAAGAAGCTCTAGGAAATATAACGATTCAGCTAACTCATACAACGTATTAGATTCCTTGTATAAGTTCAAAAAGATGACTGGTAAGAAGGAGAATGAATAATGAGTGGACTAATCTATAAAGAACAGCAGACATCTAATCTGCAACCATCAGCTCCAGACTTTAAAGCAGAAGGAGCAGTGGCACAGAAACAGCAGGATATTAAGACTCTAGTGGAGAAACAGGAAGAGTTCCAGTTAAAGGAAGCACAGGCTGACCTAGAGTACGAACAAAACCTAACCAAAGCAACTGCTGGTCAGATAATGAAAAACGTATATACATTGTATCCTAACGACCCTGTTAAGTATAAAACAGAGGTTGAGAAGCAACTAAAACCTATCTACGCACAACTACCAGACTCTAAAGAGAAGTTTAGGATAATGGCAGAGGTGCAGATAGCTGGAACAGGATACGAAGCAAACATACAAAAAAATGCTGTAGACCTAAAGAGCAAACAAAGAAACAACTCTTACAGGAACAACGTATTAAACATGGTTGATTCAGCACAAAAAGGGCTAACTACTTTCTTTAATGTTACTAATAACAACCTAAGCCCAGAGGAAAAAGTAAAGCAAGAGAAGGCGTTTGTAGATGCTCAGTACCAGCTAAAGAAAGCATATGATTCAAGGTATGCAGTAGATGACAATAAGAACCCTATATTCGACAGAAGCGAGATAAAGGTCATAGAGGATGCTTACGAGAACAGAGGCAAGTATATGGTTCTAGGGTACGCAAGCGAGAACATATATGATAATAGACAGGGCGTGGTTGATAACTATAACTATATGAGAGAAAACAAAGCAGAGATAATCAAAAAATATGATATGGATACTGAAGAGTATAATAAAACGTTGGATGAGATGGAAAAAATTATTGATGGAGAAAGCTCTGTTGACAAGGTGAAGACAGAAGTAATGATTACAAGCTTAGTTGATAGCTTTAACATAAAGGATGGAGAGGCTGAAAAAAAAGTAAAGAAAGAAGACTTGTTTAATGCTATCGTTAAACTAGATGAAGCATACGAGGATAGACTTGTAGATGGAGCTTATTATAAATCAAACAGCGCAAAACTAAAGGGAGCTTACTATAACAAAGAAGAAAAGATGTTTAAGAAGCAAGGAGTTTGGCAGGATACAACAGCAGGAGTAAATGCTCTCAAATATGTTGATACAATGACGCAACCAAAGGGAGATAGTATAACAAGCAAAGCGCTTAAATTTGACCTAACAAGGATAGTTTTGGATGCGTACTCTAAGGCAGGAGTAGACCCTAAAAGCACTAATCCTGTAACAATACAGAAATCAAACGAGATATTGCTTGCTTTAAGACCTAAACTAATGAAACTTGTGTATCCAGATGCAGATAGCGAAGAGCTAAAGACTGACAAAGGGCAAAAAAATGTTATAATAAAAGAGGTAGAAAAAGCGTCTAAGGGCAAGGCTAAAGCAATATTAGGTAATGAACTTGATAATTTAGATTGGTCTAATACGACTAATCAGAATATAGGGGTTAGATGACCAGACCAACAGTAGACTACATAAGAGAAAACTATCCTCAGTTTGACTACATGAGCAACAACGAGCTAATAACATATGCTCATCAGAAATATGCGCCAACAGAAGACTATAAGAAGTTCTCTGAGAGCATGGGATACAGCCAAAACATGGTTGCTAGGGGAATGAAAACATTCGTAAATATGGTTGAAAAAACCATACCAAGTACAGTTGCAGGCGTAGGAAGCTATTACAAATATCAAGGTCTTAAATCTACAAACCCAGAAAAAGATATGTCTTATAATTTCGGCAAAGGGCTAATAGATTGGGCAAAAAACTACAAAGAAAAGGGTTCTGCGTTATTTAGACCTTCTACGTTAATGATGTCTCCGATGGATAAAGCGCTTAGTGATGGTGGAGTAATTAAGCCAATGATTGGAGTTCCAAGTGAAACAGAAAAGAAGACAGGAGCAGGGAAAACAGGAAGCACGTTTGGCTCAGTAGCATCGTTTATGTCATTAGCTCCAGCAGGAGTTGTTGGGCAAATGGGGATGCTTTCTGGTCAGTATTTTTTAGATATATCAGAAGAGAAACCAGAGTGGAGTGAAACCAAGAAGGCAGAGTATGCGTTTAAGCAGGGAGCGTTAGCTACTGTTATGGAAAAAGCAGGAGTAAGTTATATCACTGACCCATTCACAAAGCTAGGCAAGGTGCTTGTGTCTAGCGCTATAAAGAAAACAGCTCTATATGGTACGTTCAGAAGCGCATTGGGTGGTTTCATAAAAGGATACGCTGAAGGAACTTTAGTAGAAGGACTTCAAGAAGGAACACAGCAAATAGGGCAGAATGTTATTGATATAGGATATGGGCTAGATAGAAAGATAATAGATGGCGTAGGTGAGGTAATGTTCTATGGTGGACTTGCTGGTGGAGTTATTAGAGGAACAGGGCAGAGTCTTTTAAGTGTATCTGATGCTAGAAAGCTTAAAGCTCAAGGCATGAGCGATGCAGATATAGACAACATGAGCGACAATATGGCTAGTATAGTAAATAAGATTATAAAAGATAATCCAGAGCAATATAAAGAAGCTCAAGACATACTAAAAGCTGGTATGGCAGATAAGAGCCACGAAGAGCTAATTACTGCGTTACAAGAAAAAGGAAGCACTTACGAGGAAGCTAAAGCGTTGGTGCAGTCAATGAATCCTCTTGATGTACAAACAGTAAACGAAGAGTATCAAGTTAAGGAAACAAAGAAGACGTTAAAGGAATATGAGACTGAGAAGGTGAGGCTTATCAACGAAGCAGTAGCAAGTGGTTATACGCAAGAACAGGCAGAGCAAAGTGTAGCTGTGTTCGATAAGGCTATAGAAGGATATGCTAAATCGTTTGGAAAGACTAAGGCAGAGACGGCAAAAATGGTTGTCATACAGAAGGGCGTTAAGCCTCAAAAGGTAGAGTTGAACCAAGAAGACCCATTAATCTCTGAAGCAAGGAAGTATAAGAGTGCTGAGGAGTTTGCCAGAAAAGAAGGTGGCATAATGGTAAGCTCTGGGATGGACACTAATGAAATAATTAGAGTTTTCCCTACAGATTTAATTAAAGATAAAGGCATTACTACAAAAGAGTTAATGTTTCAGTTGTCTGAGAGGTCAAAGAAAACAGAATCAGATAACGTAAGTGCTTCGGCTGTAAGTAAAAAAGCTATGGGATATTATAAGCATTTAGCTGATATTGGATATTTTAGCGAATTTGTAGCTACTGGCAATAAGTTTACAGCTAAACTAACAGAAAAAGCCAAAGAAATAACAAGCTCACCATTAGCAGAGATATGGAATAAAGCACAAGAGAGTAAACCATTATATCAAGAAGGATACGAAAAGAACCTAGCCGTACTACATAACTTAAGTGAAGCTAAGTTAGCGTTCACTGATAGGCAAGGTGGTCTTGCTGTTCCAAGTATAGCAATAGGAACTAAAGACAATCCATTAACTGGATTTGGTGAGATTTCATTGATAGCAAGACCTTCTATGATAGCTCCATCAGCAACAGCTAAAACATTTAATACAGACATTTATAGTCCAAGATACCCAAGCACAAGATACGACATAGAGTACAAGAAAGAGCAAGAACTTATTAATAGAATGAAAGAGCTTGGAATACCAAAAGACGATGCGTATTTTAATATAGACAGAGGGATGCAGAGTCTTTCTTCTAGTATTGCTATGCAGTATTTATACTTAAAAGAGACAGGAAAATTAAAAGAAGTTGTATATAAGAAATCATATAACCCACCAGCAGAAGAAGTTTTGGCAAAACTAGACTTTATGAAGAAATATCAATACTTCTACAATTTAGCTGAATCAGAAGAAGGGAAAGCTGATTATAAGAAATTTATCGAGTTAATGAAAGAAAATCTAAGGATAAAAGGAACAAAAAAGAAGGATGTTCCTAAGGAGTTTAACGATGGATTTGTAAGAAACACTTGGGAATACTGGAGAGATGCTGTTAATTATAGGGAAAAAAAGGTTGTTGATGTAAGGGGTACTGTTGGAGCTAATGATTTTAACTATACGGAAGAGTATGATAATTTTATAGAGGATGAATACGCAAAGTTAAACGTAAAAGAGAAAATATATGCAGGAGAGAATCCAAGAACAGGTGAACGTAAATATAAAGATAACACGCTTGAAAACGCAGTCATAGAGCTAAAGAAAGAGCTACAAGATGGAGAAGGGTTTTCTTATGGGATAAAGAACGTAAGGGCAGTTGTTGCAAAACAATATCGCTCACTAGCAGAAATACAAAAAGATAGAAACAAGATAGTCTCTGAAGAAGAAATGAAGGAAGTTGTTAAGGAAACTGATGAGTTATGGGGAGAAATACTTGATGAAGCCGACAAGAAATATACAAAAACTTCAGACCATAGCACAACAGAAACATTCGTTTATGTGCTAAAAGATGCTATAAAGAATAACGATAACATTAAGTCTGAGCTAGACAAATACCATTTCGTAGGGATGGATATGGATAAGATAAATCTTTTGCTGGTTACTTTAAAAGATATGCCAACAGAATACTTTGAATCTAAGGTAAGAAGAGCAGTAAGTCTTGATGAGTTCGTAGGCGCAGTAATACCTTATAAATCATCTCAGAAGACTAAGGACATTTTAGAGAAGAACGGAATTAAGTACAGAGAAATGAAGCAAGGTGAAGATAGAAAGCAAGTTATCTCTGAGTATTTGGATGAACTAAATCAGAAAGACGATATATTATTTT